CCAGAGTTGCATGTAGTCTGACGAGCCACCGCTGGCATTACTATCGTATCTTGCAAAGACATGATGCCACGCCGTAGGGTCAGAAAATGCCGCATTTGTGATTATTCGATCTGGACCGCCATTAGCATAAAACTGAATGGCATCTCTGTAAGTCGAATAATTTGTGTACCTTATAGTGCTATCGTAACCAGAGACGCCACCAGACATGACATTCTCATCCGCTCCTCCTATCCTTCCTCTTTTTGCCCAGTAGGAAAGACAATACAGATCGGGATTGCTTGTAGCTCCACTTGGATCAAAAGTAAGCCGGTCAGCAGTGCCATCAAAATAGACCGAGTTTTCCACGACAAACCCAGAGGACCCCGCAGACCCGAAGATCATGGCTGGTGACCATATAGGCATTATGCGAACGCCAACTGTGCGGCACCCAACTGAATGGACCCGCTTGCTTTAACCACATATGGCACAACGTCAACTGCGGATGCCGCCGTTGAAATTGTTAATCCTGCCCCTCCCGCCGTTTCGTAATCGGTGCCAAGGGCAAGCGTTCTGCTTCCCGTTCCATCTTGGATGATAATGATGAACCCAGACTGACCAACAGCTTCCGTTGATGGGTTGGCAAGCGTTACGTTGCCAGTGAACGTCAGGATAAAGTTCTGGTAGGTTTGAAAGTCAAGAGTGGTGCTTCCAGTAGCGTTTGCCGTTTCCGTCGATCCAATCGCCGCATGACTAAAATTGGTTAGCTGATTCTCATCGATAGAGAACGCTATGTTACTGCCAACCGTTGACCCC